TCCTAATATAATTCTCTTAAATGTTATAAACAAATCATTCCAACTTGTTTTTCCAATTCCGTCTTCAAGCATCATACCATTTGTAGCAGTTTTGTTAAAGGTCAAATCTGTATCTCTAACCGTATGCTTAATTTTATTTTTATTTTGGACAGCGATACTAGGACTGTATAATTGCATTAATTGATAATTCTCCATTACTGTGTCTCTGCCCTCGACAATATTTGTATATGCCTTCAGACTAGAGTTAGCATTATCGCAAAATTCAACAACTTCGTCAATAGTATAACTCTTCTCCTCTGATAAAAAAGACAGTCTTTTTGCAATAGTTGGCAAACCAACCCCTTTAATTCCCTCCAAATTATCGCTCTTATCGCCTACAATCGCTCTTGCTAAAGCAAAGTTAGTTGGATGAATACCAAACTTGTCAATGATCATCTTCTTATTTAACACTTCGTTCTGAATGGGGCGATATACTACTGTTTCATCATCAAGCAATTGAAAGAAATCTTTGTCGCTCGAAACAATAACCTTCTGCCATCCCTTAAAATCAGGCATTTGTGCTACAAAAGATATAACATCGTCTGCTTCTGCACCATCCGAAACCAACTGAGTAATTGGAAAATTATTAAGATATTCAATCACTCTTAACTGTTGCCAAACCTTATTTTGAATTTCCTCTTCTTGTGTAAGGTTTTTCACATCGCGATTAAGGCGAATGGGTTTTCTGCCATCCTTATAATTTTTATTTATAAGTTTGCGTCTTTTACTGCCGCCTTGACCATCCCAACAAACTACTATCCTGTCAGGTTTTATTTCTCTGCATAGTTTTTGTAAAATTTTAAGAAAACCCGTTGTGCCGCCAATTGGTTCCCCGTTTGGAGACAATGACGGGTTTACAATATATGCCCTTAAAAATTGATTAAGAGCATCAATAATCATTATTCTTTTCATAAGAATATACTAACAGGTTAGGAGAGGATAGTCAAGGAGTTTTTTAACTTTTATTCGTCGTCGTCGTATATTGATGCATCGTATGAACCACCGTACATTGATGTATCGTATGAGCCACCAGATGATTCTAAATAATTTTTAATAATCTTTTTTACAGCGTCTCTGATATCTTCATCTAGCATACCAGCATCTTCTCGTGAAAGAGTAGATAGTTCGTTTTTAATAGTTTGTGTGTTGACAACAGCCGTTGCAGCGTCATGAGCTAATCCATATGCAATATCTTCGAGAGCGAAGTGAAAGGTGGATTCTTGAAGTGTTTCTTTAATTAAATTTTTAAGATGGGTTTTTGTGAGTTTCATAAAATAGTCTCCTTGACTATTATTAATTAGTATTTAGTAAAAGATTATTCCCCCTCATAGAATTCTATTCTTTTTAACATTTTTTCATAATATTCTTCTTGCATCTCACATCCAATAAATTTTCTTTTTGTTTTTAACGCAGCCACAGCAGTAGTACCAGAGCCTAAAAAACAATCCAATACGATGTCACCTTCATTGGAATGTTTCTTTATTAACTCTTCAAATAAGGATAGGCTCTTCTGTGTTGGATGAAAGCGATGTTTCCCCCCTTGAATTGGATAACTGTATATACCATTGTCGTATTTACTGTTAAACGTAGGTTTAGATTTTTTAATGCCCATCAAGGCTATTTCTCTACAGTTTGTCAAATAGTTCACACTGCTGTTTAACGGTTGTGGATTTGTTTTAATCCACTCAATAAATCGTATTTGTTTGAACTTAGCTGATTCTAACTGTTCTTTTAAAGGGGAAATCTTCCATAAGTCAAAAAATACGATGCAAGTTCCTCCCGGCTTTAAAATACGATGGAAATGATTAATAAACGTTTGTAACTTTTCCATTGTGAACTCTGAGTCCCAGTCCCCATAATTCGTCTTTACAGCATACTTTTTGCCGTATATGCTGCCATATTTAAGGTAATTGGTTTTTAGTTCTTTTAGTTTGCTGGTTCTCTTATCTTCAGGAATATTCCCCTCTTGCATCCATTGTTCCCAATGACCAACACTTTTATAGTTATCCCATTCTTCCTCCGTCTTGACGTTAGTAGACGATTTATCTTGCTGCTCAACGTGCTTCGCCCACTTATCCATACCTGTGTCTCTGGAGGTAATATATGGAGGGTCCGTCAATATAAGGTCTATAGAATTATCTGGGATGTCCACTAAGAACTCCAGCCCCTCTTTAAGAAAAACTTTAATATTGTTCACTTTAAATCACTCTCCGACCGTGTTTTAAAATATCAGCATTAGTAACATCTGCCGAAAGTCTTGGATCTTTCTTCGTGAGAACTGTGCTGAACTTGTTCTTCAGTTTTGGAAGTAATATCTCTAACACCTTTTCTCCAGACATCATCCAGCTTTCTACAAGTTCACCACTAGCAAAACGATTATAATAATGCTCAGGGTATTTTGCAATCTTTTCTTTTAGCAAATATTCCTCCTGCTCTTCCCAAGATGGCTGAACTGAGATTCCAGTGTATGAACCTTTAACTTTTTTACCAATAGTTGATTTATATTCAACTGGTTCGTCTTTTTCATTATACGCATCTGCACCAGACAAAGTATCAGCAACTTTGTGATTTAGCTTTAGCGCGGCATATATTTCTTTTGAACGCGCATAACTGAATGGGTCGCCCCAATTTTGTTCTTCGCAAAGCTGTGCCATTTCTTCATACAGGTGAATATATTTTTCTGATGGTGTCATACTTTTTCCTCCTCATAAAATTCCTCTGCAGAACCTATTCGCTTATCGAACTTCATAATGATTTCCTCGTCCATAATTTCTAAAACTCTCTTCCTAAACTTATCACTTTGAAGTTTCTCTGTCCACTTTGCTGCTTGGAATTTCTCGCAAGTTCCATCGCCATAACACAGTTCATACCAAGCACCACCCTGTTTCAGAGACTCAGCACCTTTGATTGCTTCCAACCAACTTTCCTCATCTTGGACACCAATCTCATCACCCCACAGAATTTTAAAGTTACATTGACGACCAGCAGTACCAAAACGAGACTTCTCTAGTTTTACTTTGACCTCTGAACCAATCCTGTACCCCTTGTCATCTGTTATAAACGATGCTTTTGCTTTTCGTCCCGTCAACCATATCCGCAATGAATAAGTGTAAATCATCGCTTTGCCACCGGGGGTCATATAAGGTGTAGTCATTGCCTCCGATGGAGAGCGTGTAATATTTGTCTTAAGTTGGTTTAAAACCAAAAACGTTGACTGACTATTTGCAATCGGTACTGTTAATTTAGACATACCCTTCGCTAAGATACGCGCTTTTACTGCCATTGAGGAAAGCGGATTAAAGTCCCCCTCAACATCAGATATCGCTGGTGTCAGCGCTAAACTATCCCAGATAAATAACATTTTATTTTCATTAGTACCAAGCAGTTCTTCAATAGTTTCTAATACAAATTCTACTGAGGTTGCTTGAACGTATAAAAGATTATCTACATTGCATCCTGCTTTTTCTAAAAAGTAGGGGTCTAGTGCCGATTCTGAATCAAAATATACTACATCAATACCCATCTTTTGAGCATTTGCGGCAACCTGTGCCGCCATATAAGATTTGCCTGTTGCTTCTAATCCGGCAATCTCCACTACCTTTCCTACCGGAATTCCTGCCAGTTGTCCACGGCAAATAATACTGTCCAACCACCTTGACCCTGTTGGTATCCAATCTTTTACAATTGTTGGACTATCTTCGTTTAAATTGTGCGCTACGTTCATTCCTGCTTTCTTATTGATGAGTTTGCGCATCTCAGCAATAGAAAGTTTCCCTGTTGCTTTCTTTTTGACTTTCGCCATAATTACTCCTTATGTTTAATAAAAAAATGTCGGGGGGTTGTTACACCCCCCGACAAGTTACCTCAAAAGAGGTACACCTCAACCACCGAGGAGGTCTGCAAAAGCTTGGTCAACGGAACTGGACTTGTTCTCATTGCCATTATATTTGGTGGTCTCGGTAGAGTTCTCCTCCGGACTAGAATCGCCCAAAAGGAACTCATCAAGCATTGCTTGCACTTCCGCAAAGGACTTGCGACTACTAGCAAATACTTCGTCAAAGTCTGGAATGGTTTCCAGCATTTCACGACACTTCTCAGGTTCTGGACAAAGCGCGGAACTTCGTCGGCGGGGAGTAAGTTGAGTTACTGGGAACGTTGCACCAGCAGGTTTCCCGTAAGTTAGAACAAGGTCTGTCCCTTGCTCTGCATCGGTGATGTCACCATATTCAGGATTTAAAACTAAGTTAAGAAGCGATTCATAAACTTGCTTTCCAAATCCCCAAATACGCACACCTTGATCTTCCTCTCCTCTAACAACTACAGGAGCGAAGAAACGCTGTCGCGCAGAAAGTTTCTTTGCCATTCGTTTACTGTCTTCTGTTCCCTCTTGCCACAAATTTCTGACAAAAGAATCAAGAGGACAATCCTCTCCAAAATTTCGCTTTGGACTAAGGAAACCGGGGTTGTTTCCTACATTATAATGAAACCAATAATCCTTGAACGGATCTCCATCTGCGGTGGGAACAATCCGAATGGTTTGTTCGCCATCTTGGGGTCGCCAAAAGCGATTGTTTTTACCACCCTTATTTTCAAGAGCAATTTTGCGCTCACGCATTTTCTTCATATCAATAGCCATAATTTACTTTCTCCTTATTGTTAAAGTCAACGTGATAACTCTCTCACGTTGCTATTTGTAATCTTACTATAGATTAATTTCTTTGTCAAGTCTAAAATTATCATTTTGTATCACAGAACTTCTCAACAGACCATAAATGTATATATCTTCATAGTTTGTAGAATAAATCCCATAACTGACCTTCATTTTATCATACTGTTTCAAACTTTTAAGTTGTTCTGTTATTTTTTTCAACAAAGTCCCATCCGTTTGAAGTGTGTTTTCAGGCACTCCATAATAATACCTCTTGTCCCGAGGAATGTCAACATTAAAAAACATCTTTTCTTCACTTTTTTTATAATCCAGCATACTAAAAGTCAAAATCCTTGCAGTTTCAACAGGTTCTGCAAATGTTTGAATTTCTGCTTCTGAATTGTCGAACACATTTATCATATGCATAGTAGAAACGACTAGTTGATTAATGCTATTGAAGTATTCCCTTAAAGGAACGTCGCCTATAATATCAGATACGCACACATTATCCACTAAATATATCTTTTTAAACAACCCAGAACGCGCATATTGTTGAAAAACATTAAATAACACCCTATCATTTAAAGATTTTAATTCTGATAGCAAAGATCTATCAGGGCGTACATATAGGACATTTATGTCACATTTATGTTTTATCTGTTCTAATATTCGTAGAGATGCCGCAGAAACAAATCCGCAACTTGTAATAAAAAGTATTTCTCCTTTTACATTTTTAAAAAAGTTTTTGAGGTTCGGACAACTTTCTTCGTACTTCTCAGGGTGGTCATATTTTGGAAAGTTAAAACACCGAGGCGCTTTTTCCAAACCTGCATCTATTTTATAGACTTTATATTGTGGATATTCAGCAAACTTATCTGCAATATTACACCCTGCTTGTCCTAAACCAATAATTGTTTGCATTATCTCACGTTCATCCTTTTCATATTTCCAAAGTCTTTGCCGCCAAAAGTGTTTATTTTAAATTCTCCTAATGGAGTATTTGCAAACGCATTTTTAAGATCATTAATAATATCTACGTCCTCGTCAGAAAAATCAATGACTAAAGAGTCGTGCAAACAGAAAGCAATATGAGATTTTCTATCTCTCAGGGTCTCCCACACTTTTATCATTTGGCGTAAGAACAAATCTGCAGCAGTGGACTGTATAATATAATTAATTGCGTGGT